CCTCGTCGGTCGGGCCCAGCGGCACGAACCGGCGGTAGTCGGACGCGATGGACTCGGCGAGCTTGCCCTGCTCGACGAAGCGCTTCAGCGCAGCGTCGACGGCGCGCTCCTGCGCGCCGGGCAGCTCGCCGGCGGCCAGGCCCACGCTGCCGGCGTTGGCGGGGACGACAGCCTTGCTGATCTCGAGCATCTCCATCGTGGAGATCACGAGACCCCAGCGGCCCAGCCCGAGCTTCTTGCGCTCGTCCTCGTCGTCGATGAAGACCATCGTCGTCGGGATGAAGCCCACGCTGCTGCCCGTGATGCCTTCGACGGTGAGCAGCCAGGCCGCCTCGGCCCACGGCAGCCGCCCGTCGTCGAAGTGCTTCACGGTGCCGATGAGCGCCCACGCGCGCTTCCCGCTCGCGCCCACCCAATCGGGCACGGCGATGCGCTTCACCTGCGTGTCGATGACCTTGCCGATCACCCACAGCGGCGTGTGGTGGTACAGGTACGCCGCACCGGCCGCCTTCCACGGCTCGAGCAGCCAGCCCTTGCCGCCGTAGTTGGCCGCGTCGCCTGGGTTGCTGAGGATCAGGTCGCCCATGCGGTCGGGCGCCTGGATGTTGAAGATCAGCTCGGCGGTCTTCGACTCGGTGTCGACCGCGCGCGCGGCGACCTGGTGCAGCGCGCGCCGCTGGTACGGCGCGGCCTGCTTGATGTCGGCGATGAGCTCGGGGTCGTGGCCTTCGAAGTCCTGCACCGTCGCGGTGCCGCCGGCGATGGCCAGCTCGAGGGCCTTGCGGGTCATGGTCGGCATGGGTTCACCTCACAGCAGCAGCACGAGTGCGAGCGCGGCCAGCGCTCCCAGCGCCAGCCCGATCGCGAAGTAGGTCAGTTCGTCAGTCGTGGGTGGCCAGGCGAGCGCGTCACGCAGCAGCGCGCGCACCCACCTGGCCCGCATCAGTCGGGTGCCTCGGGGGCGGCCTGGGCACGCGCGTCCGGCTCGTGCACTGCGATGGCCGCGTTGGCGAGCATCGAGGCCTCGTGGACCTTGCGGATCGCGAGCGTCTGCACCGGGTTCCGGCTGGTGAGCGCGACGATCTCCTCGGCGTAGCGCTTCGCGGCGGCGCGGAGCTTGTCGTAGCGCTCCGCCTGCTCAGGCGTCGGCACGTGGTAGGTGAACAGCGCGTCGAGGTCGAGGGGCTGTCTCAAGCGGCCGGCTCCTCACGCGCGGGCTCGTCGTCGACGCCCTCCGGCGCGCCGGTCTCGGGGGCCTCGCGCTCCTCGTCGGAGAGCGGCGGAAGCTCGGCGCCTGAGCCGTCGAGCTCGGCGTGCAGCTCCTCGGCCTGCTCCGAGCCCTCGCCGTCTACCGGCGGCGCGGTGTCGGTCTCCGGCTCCACCTCGGGTTCCACGGGCGCCGCCAGCTCCTCGCGCGCGGGCTCGTCGTACGTCGCCACCGCGCGCATGAAGCCGTCCACGTACGCGTCGCGCCGCTCGCTGCCGCGCGGGTACGGGCAGCGCGTCACGAGCGCGCGCTTGGCCTCCTTCGCGCCCAGTTTGGCGGCCAGCTCGAGTCTCGTCTCAGTCGTCATCGTCGTCCTCCACGACACCCGCGAGGGTGCACTTGCAGTTGACGACCTCCTCCGCGGGGGCTGAGTCGTCATGGGGGTGTTTCATGGGTGAGTTCTTGGGCCCGACCACGAACACGTTCGGGGGGACCACCGTCACGCCGTTCATGGCGAAATGGCTGCTGCGCGTCGTGCCTTCGGGTTCCTCTGGCTGCCCCGAGGTGATCCACTCCACGGCGCTTGCCGAGCCAGCCTCGATCGCAGCCGTGAGCGCGGCGTACTTCGCCACGTTGGCCGCGCGCCCGGTCTCGGTGCGCGCGATCGCGAGAGCGCGGGCGTAGTGGTCCTTGAACGCGGTCGTCGTCGAGGCTTTCAGCTCCGCGAGCGACTCCTTGATCGCCTGCTGGAGACCCCCCTCCCCGCTGATCGTGGCGTTGTCCGAGAGCACGCGGATCAGGTCGCTGCGCATGCGCTTCGCAAGGACCGTCTGAGTTCCCTCCACCACCTGCACTGCGTGAGCTCGGATCGCCTGCATCTGCGCGGGATTGACGACGTCGACGAAGCCCACGCCGAAGGCGTCGCTCACGTCCTTGGCGAAGGACTCGAAGGTCGCCACGGTGATCGGGTGGATCCGCGCCATGAGCGCCTCGGTCCACTTCACGTCGTTGAGCAGGATCAGGCGGTCGAGCTCCTCATCGGTCAGCGTGATGCGCTGCATGACCGCGAGCGGACCGAGGCGCGCGAGCGTCGCGCCGGCGAGGCCGCGGCGCTGCCGCAGCCAGCGCTCCTGCCGGGGCCGCCATGGCACGCGCATGCGCACCGGGCTGCACACGCCCACCTCGCGCTCGAGGGCTGCCGGGTCGTCGCGCTCGAGCTGCGCCTCCTCACGCCAGTCCTCGAGGCAGGCCGTGGCCAGCGTGTCGCGCTCGATCGTCGACAGCGTCGGCGCGCGGCGGCGGTAGGTGGGCGGCAGGGGCTGCAGTTCCTCGCCATCAGCGACGCGCACCAGGCTCCCGCGGAAGGCGTAGGCCGCGGCGCGGTCGATGGTGCCCTCCTCGGCGAACTGCTCGAGGCCGGCGAGCTGCGCGCGCTGCATCTGCCGGAACACGCGCTTGATGCCGCGGTCCATCTTGCTGCGGTGCGGGCGCAGCTTGCGCTCGGTGCGCGCGTACTCGGCGTCCTGGGTGCTCGTGCGCGCGCGGTGCACCGGCGCGGCGGGCAGCGCAGGCGTCGCCCGGTTCAAGCCGGGCTCGTCCGGCTCACGCCGGGCGGGGCCGGATGCAGCCTGCGCGGGCAGGGCCTTCTGCGGCTCGTCGCCGTCCTTCGGCGCAGGCTCCTCCGCGGGCTTGGCTGCCGGGTCCGGCTCGGGCTCTGGCTCCACCAGGCGCGCGTCGGGCACGCCGGCGAGCTCCCACGCCTGCTGCGGGTCCATCCGGGCGTCGATGGCCGCCTTCGCGGCGCGCGCCGCGCCGTGCAGCTGCGCGGAGACCAGCGACACGCGACCCGCGCGCACCATGGCCACGTCGCCGCCGACGATCGGGTCGGTCTTGATGCCGCCCTGGCGCAGGGCCTCGTCGAGCGGGATGCCCAGCTCGACGTAGTCCTTCGTGCGGCTGATCGCCTCCTCGGGCGTGGCGAACAGCTGCTCGAGCTGCTCGGTGTCGTACCGGAAGTGCAGCTGGTTCAGGCTCGGGTCGCGGTGGCGGCGGATGAACGCGTTCACCTGCATCTGGTGCATGCCGAGCGAGGGCAGGCCAGCCAGCTTCATGAACACCTGCCAGTGCCCGGAGAACACGGCGAAGTTCGCCTCGTTCAGACCGAGCAGCGGCCCCGGCGTCGTGAACACCGCGCTGATGTCCTCGCGGCTCGCCTTGCGGAAGGCCGTGTCCTCCATCTCGCGCGGCGACCGCCCGAGCGACTGCGGCTTCAGGCCGCCCGTGAGCAGCTTCCAGTCGTTGATGTTCTCCTGGCCCGTCAGCTTCTCGCTGAGCTCGCCCTGCAGCCGCTCGGCCTCCTCCTGCGCCAGGTACTGCTCGGTGGTGAGGAAGCCCGCGGGCTCGCCAGCGTTGCGCAGCAGGTAGCCGCGGAAGCGCCGCGCCAGGTACATCTCGACCTCGGCGCCGTAGGCCTTCGCGATCGGCCCCAGGCCGCGGTGCGGGCGCCGCGTGCTGTTCGGGTCGGGCGTCAGCATGTGCTGCACGACCGCGCCCGCCGGCCACGAGCGCTTCGTGTTGCGGCCCGCGGCGACGTTCCACACGTTGGGCAGGTGGTTCACCGGGTGGCACTCGAGGCTCACCAGGTCGCCACGCACGGGGATGATGTCCTCGGGCAGCTCGATCATCGCGTCGGGGCCGTCGCCGTAGGTCGCGACGGGCGCGCCCTTGGCGTCGCGCAGGAACCAGAAGCTCTCGCCCGTGAGCATGAGATTCTGGCCGTCGTGCACGCGCAGGCGCGCGGGGTCGATGTGGCGCGCGGGCCGCTTCAGCAGCAGGTCGACGAGCGGGCCCTCGGTGACCTCCTGAGCGTCCTCGTCGTCGGGGTCGCGGTCCCACAGGCGCGGCCGCGCCAGCGCGAACACGAGCGTGCGCAGGTCGACGGCGGCCGCGACCCACGGCTCCTGCTTGTACGGGTCGACGACCTCCTCGGTGTCGCCCACGGCGCCGGCGACGGTCGGCGCTGTGCCACCGCCGAAGCCGCTCGACCACCAGCCAGACTCACCCGAGCCGAAGCTCTTCGCCATGCGCAGGGCGATGGGGCCGACGTGCTGCGTGACGCGCAGGACGGGCAGCGCCCGCGGACTCTTCGCGGGCAGCGCGACCGGAGGACTCGGCTCGGCGGAGGTCGTCAACGAGGGACCCGTGGCCCAGGCGCCCTCCAGACGGCGTCGAGGCTAGAACGCCTTGCCGCCCGGATCCAGCGTGCCGCCCGAACTTCTCGGCATCGGCGCGCGCCGCGGGCGCCGCTTGATCACCCGCAGACCCGCGCGCGTGCCCTGCGTGCGCGCGCCGGCGAGGATCTGGGCGATCGCATCGTCAGGGGAGCGCCCCTCGCGCGCGATGTAGACGGCGTTGCGCTCGGGGCGGAACTGGTCGGCGTGGTTCTGGTCGAACTGCATCGCCGACAGCTGGCTGATGATCGGGCCGTACTCGGCCTTGTCGGGGATCGCGAGCAAGCCCTCCTGCAACCGCCGGTGGGCGATCCAAACCAGCTCGTGCTTCCGGTTCAGCAGGCCGCCCGCTGGCTCTCCGAGCAGGTGCCGCCACTCCCCAACCGGCCCGGCACCCAAGTTCACGTCGTCGCAGGGGAAGTTGTGCACGCGGCGCAGGATGTCGCACACGGGCGCGCCGGCGCCGGTTGCATCGGGATGACAGTTCTTGGGCTCCACGCGCCAGCCCTTCGCGAGCGTGACGATGATCTGCGCCGCGTCGTAGTTGTCGAGCATCGGGCCTTGGACCTGCCAGGCGTACCGCGCAGCGGTTCGCCCGTTGACCTCGAGCACAGCGATCGACCAGTCGCCGCCGCCGAAGTTGAGGTCGACGCCCATGTGGCGCCCGCCCACGCCGGGCCTCAGGTCAGCGCAGGCCTCGAGCAGCTCGAGCGGGAAGATCGAGTTCTCGCCGCCCAGCGGGGGCAGCGCGAGGACCTTGACCATGTACCTCGGGTTGCGCCAGTACTTCGGGCCGCAGTCGTGGCGCATGCGCTCGATGAACTTGCGGTCGACGATCGCCGGCGGCACGTCGAAGGACGTGAGCCGCAGCACGTTCACGCGGGCGTGGTCCGGCGTGTCGCTGTCCTCGGGCTCCACGCGCGGCGGCACCTTCGGCATGTCCTCGGGCGGCTCCTCGTCGTCGAAGCACACCCGGTTGGGCGTCGTGGGCGGGTTGTCGCTCCACATCTTGAACACCCGCCCCTTGCCGCGGGTGATGTTCGTCGTCACGAGCAGCTTGCAGCCCAGGCCGGTCAGGATGCCCTCGACGGCGTCGAAGATCGGGTCGGGGATGCCCGAGGCCTCGTCGAGGATCGCGAGCACCGGCGCACGGCCGTCGGTCGCGTCGCCCAGCGCGAGCGCGAAGAACTCCTCGTCGCTCATCTCGAGCCAGCGGGCGCGCTGCTCCTCCGCCTCGGGGCTCAGCTCCATCTGGGCGTGCCAGCCGGCGGCGTTCTCCGGGTCGCGCGGCGAGAGGCCCTGCGCGAACCACTTCGGGCCGATCTCGAAGCGCGTGCGCATCGCACGCCCGGGCAGCGACGGGTGGTGCTTCAGCGCCTTCGCGTGCGCGGCGCGCAGCTCCGCGAACACCTGCTGCTCCACCTGGTCCCACGTCTTGCTCAGGATCAGGCAGAGCGCGTTGCGCTGGGTCTCCTCCCAGGCGTGGGCCACCCGGCCGATCAGCCAGGTCTTGCCCACGCCGGTGCCCGTCGCGGCCATCGTGCGGTCGTGCTCGTGCAGTGACTCGAGGATGCCGCGCTGGCCGGGCACGTCGGGGTGCCCCTGCCACACGCGCTCGTGCAGGATGTCGCGGAAGTAGGCCGGGAAGTCGTTGGCGTACTCGCTGAGCGGCTCAGGGTCGCTGTGCGCGTCGGGCAGCGCCTCGCCGAACGCGCGCGCCGCGCCGCGCGCCAGCGCCAACTCGATGCGGTTCCTGCGCTGGGGCACCCACAGGGCCATCAGTCCTCGACCCGCTCCGAGAGCAGCGCGGCCTCCGCGCCCAGCGCGCGGCGCACGCGGCGCTCGAGCTCGGCGGCCTTCTCCGGCCCGAAGAGCCCACCGGCCTCGGTGATCATGCGCATGTAGATCATCTCGAGCTGCTGCACGCTGACGACGTTCGCCTCGCGCACCATGGTGCTGCGCGTGTCGAGCGCGAGCTTCGCACGCCGCTCGGTGATCTTGCTCAGCTCGAGCAGCGCGCGGTCCTGGGCCACGCCGGCGTCGAGCTTGTCGCGCAGCGTGGTGGCCGTGGCGAGCAGCTCGCCGGCGGAGTCCTCGTCGCCCCCCTCGAGCAGCTCGAGGACCTTCTCGGCCAGCTCGAGGGCGTCGACCCGGAATCGCGGCGAGTCGCGCTGGGTGAGCGCTCGCTCGAGGAACCCGTCCTCGAGCTCGTCGAGCAGCGCCACGCTCTGCGCCGTGTCGAACAGCGCCGGGTCCACGCAGCGCCCGGCCATGCCCTCGCGGAAGGCCCGCACCGCGGGACTCTTGCTGTGGGCGCCGCCAGCGGCCCAGTGCTTCGGTCCTGTGCTCTTGCCCCCGTGCAGGTCGCAGCGGCCGCCCGCGCCCTTGCCAGTGTTCGCGCAGGGCGTCTCGCGCTTCGTGCGCGCGCCGCACTTGCCGGCGGCGCGGGCGGCCACGACCTCGGGCCGGGCTTCCCACTCACGCTGGCGCTCGGCCTTGGACTTGGGGGGCTCCATGGGGTTCCTCGACCCCCATGGGGTCATTCCAGCCAGTGCGGAAGCAAGACCCTCTTGGAACGCTTTCCTGTGAGCCGCTCCCAGCGCGCCGCGATCACGTCCGCGTAGCCCGGCTCGAACTCGAAGCCCACGGCTCGCCGCCCCGCCATCTCCGCGGCGATCACCGTGCTCCCGCTTCCCATGAACAGATCCGCCACGAGGTCACCGCGCGCGGTCACGTTCTCCATGAGCGCGATGAGCAGATCCGTGGGCTTCACGGCGTTGTGCTCGCGCTCGTCGCCCTTCACGCGGCCGTGCCGCAGCAGGTTCGGGTGCTGCACCGGGGTGATCGTGCCGGTGCTCTCCTGCGTCATGCGCGTCTGCTTCGGCAGCCGCACGAAGTAGGCCGCGAGCTCGTGGCAGTTCTGGTAGTTGCTGCCCATGCCGCCGTCGCCCTTGTCCCAGACGAGCATGTTCTTCGGCACCAGGTCGGTGCCCTTGCTCACCTCCCACCACGAGGCCCAGCTGCGCCAGTCGCAGAACACGTGCGCCGTCGCGTACATGGGCAGCAGCCCCGCGGCGACCTGCAGCACGCGACGGAAGAACGGCCTGACCATCTTGTCGTCGCTCACGTCGTGCCCGAGGCCCGTGGAGCTGCCGTAGATCGCGTAGGGCGGGTCGGTGATCACAGCGCGCACGCCGCTCGGGGCCGCGCGCTCGAGGAACGCGTCGCGGCTCTCGTCGTCGAAGGTGTCGCCGCAGAGCACCACGTGCTCGCCGAGCAGCAGCACCTCGCCGGGCTGGGTCAGCGGGTCTGCCGGCGGGGGCGGCGGCG